AGACGTGGTGCTCGCCGATGGCGACGCCGCAACGAAAGGAAGTGACCCCATGAAGACCGTAGCAACCAAGCTCAACCTGGCCGAAGACGCCCCTGAGGCGCTCGTGCTGGCCGAGGTCGTGAAGCTCGCTGAGCACGACGCGGCTGAGACGAAGCGGGCCGACGCGGCTGAGATCAAGCTCGCCGAGACCGAGAAGACGGGCGCCATCGCCGCCTTCACGATCAAGCTCGACGAGAAGATCAAGACGGAGAACACCGTTTCGCCCGGCCAGCGGGACTACTTCCTCGGCCTGGCCGATCGCAACATGGTCGAAGCCGAGCTGGCCCTCGCCAGCCACACCGTCAAGGTCATCGACACGACCGAGCACGGCACCGGCAGCGAAGGCGAAGGCAAGCCCACGAAGCGGGCCGACGTCGAGCTCTCCGAGCTCAGCCGGGCGCGCATGGCCAAGGACGGCATCGGCTACCCGAAGGCCATGGGCCTCGTGCTCTCCGAGAACCCCAACGAGATCCAGGAGCGCTACCAGAACTTCCTGGACGGAAAGGAGGGCTGACCAGTGACAACCATTCTGCCCACCGGCCGCCAGACCGGTAAGACGTACATCGCGTCCGGGTCCATGACGGCGATCCAGTACCACATCGTCAAGCTCTCGGCGGCAAGCACCGCCGCAGTAGCAGGCGCCAACGATCCGTGCCTCGGCGTCCTCAAGAACAAGCCCGCCGATGCCGGCCAGGCGTCCGTCGTGACGCGCGGCGAGTGCGAGGTCTACGTCGACGCCACCACGGCGATCCTCATCGGCGACTACATCGTGTCGGACGCCAGCGGCCACGGCATCAAGATCCCCGCCACCGCCGCGCTCAAGTCCAACGTCCTGGGCCGCGCCATGGAGGCCAAGGCCTCCGGCACCGGCACCATCATCGTCGACGTCCTGCCCATCCCCATCACCAACCCCGCCTGAGAGGGGTGAACTGAGATGCCGCGTCCAGAAGATCTTCACATCGACGTCGCGGAGTCGGGGTTCGCCCTCGACTACGCGGCCCAGCAGGAGTTCATCGGCCCGATCGTCGCGCCGGTGCTCAACGTCAACAAGCAGACCGGCCTGTACTGGGTCGCGGGCAAGAACAACCGCCTGCACGACATCCAGCGGGCGCCCCGCGACGAGTACAAGGTCGTGGACTGGAGCTACTCGACCAGCACCTACGGGTGCAAGGGCTACGGCGCCAAGGCCCTGACCGACGTCGAGTCGCTGAAGAACGCCGACCCGATGGTCGACCCGGAGCAGGACGCCATTGCTGCCGTGGTCGACGAGGTCATGATCAACGCCGAGTACCGCATCGCCAGCAAGCTCTTTTCCGCGAGCGTCTTCACGCAGACGAGCGCACTGACGAGCACCGCTCGCTGGGACTCGACGGCTTCCGATCCGTGGGGCAACCGCGTGACCGCCAATGCGGCCGTGCGTCCCGCGACCGGTCACAAGGTCAACACCCTCATCATCAGCGACACCGTGTGGGAGTACCTGCGGCAGCTGACCGCGATCAAGAACGCGATCTTCGGCAGCACCGGCCCCTTCGGCGTGCCGACGCAGGAGCAGGTCGCCGCAGTGCTCGGCATCGATCGCGTGATCGTCGGCCCCGGCACCTACTACAACGGCACGACCTTCGTCGACCTCTGGGGCAAGAGCGCCCTCTGGGCCTACTACCCCAAGTCGGTTGACGAGAACCGCGGCCGGATCATCGTCCCGATGCGCACCGTCGTCTGGAACGTCGACGGCGTGGGTCGCTTCCAGGTGAGCCAGCCCTGGGAGGACCGCGATCGCCGCAGCTGGGCGCGCTACGTCGACGACTACACCGACGAGCTCGTGGTGTGCGCCGCCGCCGGCTACCTGTTCACCACGGTCATCAGCTGACCGTATGACGTGACTGCCGGGAGTCGGGCCTGTGACCGGCCCTGCTCCCGGCCTCAAGGGACGTGAGGATATGCCGTACATCGCGAAGCATAAGATCGACGCCGGCGAGCAGGTCTACGAGGTCGGCGAGAAGGTGCCAGAGGAGATCGTCGACGAGGCCATGGTCGAAGCCGGCTCCGCCGAGCTTCTCACCGACAAGCAGTACGAGGCGCTGGCCGAGAACGACCTTCACCGCAAGAGCAACAAGAAGCTGCGCGAGATGTGCGCCGAGGCGGGCCTCGAGGCCAACCTCCGCATGAACAAGGACGAGCTGATCGCGTTGCTCGAGGGCGACGCCGACGGCGAGGACGACGGGGGCGAGTAGGCACCATGGACTACTGCACCCTCGACGACGTCTACCCGCTGATCAGCGCGGTCGGCGAGCTCGGCGACGAGACGCAGCTCACGCAGGCGGGCGCCGGGGTCCTCATCACGCAGGTGAGCGCCGAGATCGACGGCCGCCTGCGCAGGCACAGGGGCTACGTGCTCCCGATCACCGACAACGAGGCGCTGGCGACCCTGAGGGCGACCTGCATGTCCGGGTCTGCGGCGCGCATCCTGCGCAGCCTCTTCCCGGCGGCGACGGGCGTCTCAGGGGACGCCGGCGCCGCTACCGCTCACGAGAAGACCTACCAGGCCGGCCTCGACCTCATCGACAAGGGCGGGCTCGCGGCCGACATGGTGCGCTCCGGCACCAGCATCGCCTACGACTTCGACGACTACTCCGACGTGGCCACCATGACCCGGAAGCCTACCAGCGAGGCGCCGTTCTGATGGCCAACGTCACCCGCCAGAACTCCGGCGTCACCTTCGACCTGCGCACCGACCCGCCGCTCAAGGAGTTTCAGTACCGCGTCAGCCGCTTCACGAAGGGGATCGAGGACTGGGGCGACGCCCTGCGCGCCTTCGGCGAGCTGTTCCAGAGACAGATGGGCGAGCAGTTTGAGACAGAGGGGCGCGCCTCGGGTGCGACCTGGGCACGCAACGAACCCACCTACGCCGCCTGGAAAGCGCTCAAGTATCACTCGCACAAGGTCGGCGTGCTCACCGGCGCGCTGCGCTCGAGCATGACCGGCGGCAGCGGCTACTCCGAGACGATCACCAAGACCAGCGGCAGCTACGGCATGAGCGAGTCCTCGAAGGCCAAGTCTTACGGCGGTTACTTCTCCTACGTGCGCCCCGTCCTGCGCATGCCCGCCAAGTGGGGCACGCAGTACCAGAAGCTCACGCACGCCTGGCTCGTCGCTGAGGAGCGCAGCTCCATGGGCATCGGCGGCAGCGCCCTGGCCGGCGTCGTGCGCTCCGGCGGCGGCTTCGGCAACCTGCAGCACGTCGACCTGCGGGGCACCCCGTGAGCATGCAGGGCCCCGAGCGCGTGATGCGTGAGATGAAGGCCAAGCTGCAGGCTGACCTCCCCGCCAAAGTCGCGGAACTCAACTCCGAGTTCAACGACGACATCCAGCTCCTCATTCCGGCTGAGGCTAGTTACAAGTTCATGTGGGACCCCAGCGAACAGAGCATGCTCGAGGCTATTTCCTACCCTGCCGTGGTCCTGCGCCCCGTTGTCGAGGACCCGCAGGGCGGCCCCGACATCGGCGACGAGTACACCGTCGCGGAGCCGATCGAGGTCGCCTTCATGGTCGGCTACGACATCTCCGAGCGCCAGGGCATGGCGCTGCTGCGCTACATGCGCGCCGCCAAGGAGATCCTCGCCCCCCAGACGTCGCTCGACTGCGGTTCTGTCGAGTGGGGCGGTGGCGGACTGGCGCGCGTATGGACCACCGACAACGGCATCATTCGTGACGCCGCACACGTGTTTTCCGTGACCGTTCAAGAGTCCCCATGACCAGAGAGGAATCCGCCATGAAGGGCATCACCTGGCCGGGCTACAAGGGCGAGCCGAGGCGGGTCCTCGGCGTGCCGGGAGTCTATGCGCCCGGCGTCGTGGTGCCCCTGAAGGACCTCGGCCTCAGCGTCAGCGAGGCACAACGCCTCACCAAGAACACGCCGCTCGAAGTCGTCGACCTAGAGCCCCCCAAGACGGCCAAGAAGGCCAAGGACAAGGAGGCCTGAGATGGCCGGAGCATGGATCCAAGCGGCGCTGGAGCAGGCGCCGAACGGTGAGAACGGCACGAGCCCCGTGTCGAGCAACGTCTTCTTCCTGCGCGCCGACAACATCAAGGTAGATCCCGGTTGGGAGCCGCTGGAAGAGGCGGGCAAGACCATTGGCGTGATGGGCAAAGCGCCGCATCTGGGCACCAAGGACTACAAGCCCGCGGTCGAGATCAAGGGCCTCTCCTGCCGGCCGAGCGACCTCATGCTCATGCTGGGCGCCTTCGGCGGCACGATCGTCAGCACGCCCGGAGCCGCCCTGGTCACCGACCCGGACAGCGACCCCGTGCCCGCGGGCTGCACGAAGCACGTCGCCGGATGGGCGGCCACCGAGCCGAAGACGCTGCAACTCCTCGCCAAGGACGCCGGAGACAAATACTGGCAGGTGAACGGCGCCGCGGTCACGCAGATCGCCTTCTCGTTCGCCAACGGCTTCTTCCTGCTCGACGTGACGATGCTCCCGCTGTACGCGGCAGAGATCGCAGATCCGACGATCACGCCGTCCTTCGACACCTCCACCGCTTTCCGCCGCGGCGACATGACGCTCGACTGGCTTGCCGACTCGGCGCGCACCAAGGACTTCGACCTCAAGGTCTCCGCGGGCGTCGAGGCCGAGCAGGCCTTCGAGTCCGTCTCCGACTACCCCTCGGCCATCATGTTCAAGAACGACGAGTCCGGCGACCCGGCGCTGGAGGGCACCATCACCAAGCGCAGCATGGTCGACGCCGACTGGAATTCGATGGTCAACGGCGATCAGTTCGCCGCGACGGTCAAGCTCACGCACCGCGAGGAGATCGGCTCGACGGGTCGCAACGCCGCGGCTTGGATTGAGATGCCCGGCTGCCAGTACGTGAAGAACAGCCCCGACGACATCGCCAACGTGCGCCGGCGCGAGACGAAGATCGACTACGAGGCGCGCGTCGACCTCGCCACCGCGAGCCTCGCCACCATCACCGTGGTCAACGCTACGCCGACCTACGAGACCTACGGATCGTGATGCTGATTCGACTGCCCAGCGGCGCCGTCGCCCCGCTCGAGGTCCCCGACCTGTCGGCTTTGCTGCCGGCGGGCGGGGACCTTGCGGCGATCGCCGCGGCCTCGTTTACACACGAGGAGGTCGAGGTCGACGAACTGCTCGAGTCCGACCGGCGCTTCATCGCTGAGTGGGCGCTGGCGGAGTTCTGCGAGACCGACGAGGCGCTCCACTTGGCGATGGTCTCCAGCTGCTGGAGCCGTTCTCCCGCCGCCGCACTCAGCCTCACCGACCCGCCTCTCGCGTGGGCGCTCGACCGCACCCTGTACCTGCGTCTGGATGCCTACGAAGCGCAGGACCCCGCGGAGCGCGAACTGCTGCGGCGCATCGAAGCGCAGCAGGCCGAAGACGTCGCAGAGGAGGCGCCTGCATGACCGACGAGAACCTGACGCCGACCCCCGCCGCCGAGTGGCCGAAGAACGTCGCGCAGACGGTGACGCTGCCGAGCGGCGGTGTGGCCAAGGTCAAGCGCCCCGACACCTTCGCCCTCATGCGCGACGGCAAGGTCCCAAAGAAGGTCGTCGTCATCATGGCGCGGCAGCACACCGCCAAGCCTGTCACAGAGGCCGAGGCACTGACGCTCATCGAGTTCCTCATCGCCGCCAGCTTCGTCGAGCCCGAAGTGACGTTCATGCGCAAGGCCGGCGCGCTCTGCATCCGGGACATAGGCGACGAAGACAAGGCTGCCGTGATGACGCTCCTGGGTCTGGTGTGACGTGAGCACCATGACGGAAGCAATCCGCCTTGTGGTGACCGGCGACTCGAAGGGCGGCGTCAAGGCGCTCGGCGAAGTCGCGAACGCTGCCGACAAGACGCAGGGCGTCTTCGGCAAGTACGGCGCTGGTCTCAACAAGGCGTCGAACTACGCCGCCGTCGGTGTCGCCGCGCTCACCGGCGTCATCGTCAAGAGCGTGGTGACGCTGGAAAAGCAGGGCGCCGGAATCGCGGCCCTCAAGCGCGAGATCGACATCACGACGGAGGGGGCTTCGATTCTCTCCGGCGAGTTCCAGCGATACGGGATCGAGGCGACGACCGGCGGCGTCGGCATCAAGAAGCTGGCGCAGTCGATCGACGAAGCGCGCAACGGCAGTAAGACCGCCGCCGCAGTCTTCGAACGTCTCGGCATCTCCGTCGATCAGCTCAAGTCCATGAGCGACACAGAGGCGATCCTCGCGACGCGCGACGCGCTCGCCGAGATGGGCTCCGGCGCCGACCGCACGAACATGGCCGTCAAGTTGCTCGGCCGCGGAGCCCTCGGCATGTCGGCATGGTACTCGACGAGCGCCAAAGATATGGCGCAGACGAACAAGACGCTCAAGGACTCCGGCATGGTCTGGAGTGACGAGGACCTGGCCGACTACAAGAAGGCCGTGCAGGCACAGCGCGAGATGCAGATCGCGCTCACAGGAATCCAGATCACCATCGCTCGCGACGTGGTGCCGGCGATGACGCCGATGGTGAGGCTGTTCGGGCAGTTGCTGCGGTTCGTCCGTCCCATCTCGCCAGTGCTCGTGCCGGCAACCGTCGCCCTGGCTGGCTTCGTCGGTGTGGTCAAAGGAGCGATGGTCATTCAGTCCACGGCCGGGGCGGTGCGCGGGTTCTACGCGGCCTTCAAGGCGGGCAAGCTAGCCACGGCGGTGGGGTCTCTGAGGAACTTCTCAGGCCTCGCCAGGAACCTTCCCGGCTTACTGGCTAAGGGCGTTACCTCGTTCGGCCTCTACGGACTGGCCATCGCCGGCGTCACCGCCGACATCTATCTGCTCGTCAAGGCGTGGAATGCTTATAACGACTTGCAGGCTTCCGATAAGCAACTCGTAAAGGCCACGCAGGATTCGACCAAGGCAGACGCCAGAGCGCAGGCGAAGATCGACGCCTGGAAGGACGCGCACCCCGGGCAGGCGCTTCCGGCCGGCCTTCAGAAGCTCCAGGACGCCGTCAATCAAGGTGCGTCTGTCCACTTGGAGTCGAAGGCTCAACATGTCGCCGACAAGTACTGGTGGCAGCAGTTCGCCAGTGGCGGCGACTTCATCACCCGCGGCGCGACCCCCTTCATCGCTGGCGAGGGCAGCGAACCCGAGCGCGTCACCGTGACCCCGCTCTCCAAGATGGGGAGGGGGTCCGGCGTCGTTCACCACCACCACTACGCAATCGAAGTCAAGGCGTCGTTCCTGGCCATGCCGACTCACTCGCAGGTGCGCCAGCTGACGGACATGATCAGCCGCGAGCTCGGGCCCCAGGTCGACCGTCTGCAGCGCGGGAGGTTCGCCAGTGCCTGAGCCGGCCGTGGCGACGACGAAGCGTTGGCACACCTGCGCTTGCGAGCCTGCTGCGAGCCTGGCGCATCATATCTAGTCATGAGAAAGGACCACGAGAAATGAGCCGCAAGCCGAGAGTGCCGACCCGGGAGCCGCGTGGCGCCGAGATCCACATGGACGTGGAGAAGATGCACGCCCTCTTCGACAGCGCCGGCGCGTCTCTCGACTACGGCACGAAGACCGAGCGGCTCATCATGGCCGGCGACTTGGCCCGCGTCGCACTCAGGAACGCGAAGGCCGGCACGCCCATGAACATCTTCTCGTGGGATTACGGGACCGAAGAGCTGCAGGCGGCGCTCACGGAGCGCCTGCAGCGCTTCGTGCAGGCTGGCGGCCGTCAGGTCGCCGATGAGCTGCAGCGACAGCGGGACGCCGGCACGAAACCGGCGCAGCTTGCCGAGCCACTACGCCGGGCCGCGAAGCGCCGGCAGCCGAAGCAGGTCCTGGGCCTGAACGGGGCAGAGGCCGCCGCCGTGACAGCTGTGGGCATCTCGGCCGGCGTCGCCGCAGCCATGCGCGAGGCCGCGGGCACCGCGATCGTGGCGAAGGCCGGGCCCGCCACGGCGGCGGAGCTCGAGACGGTCATCGCTGCCGCCGGCGACGACGCTCTGCTGCGCCTGGCCGCGAGCGTCCATGATCTTGTCAGCCTCGGACGCGCCGAAGAGGCCCGCGGCCGGCAGGATGACATAGAGGACGCCGTGTACAGCGCGATCCTCGACGGCAACACCTGCGATGAGTGCGGGGCCATGGACGGGCAGACGACAATGGACCTAGGCGAGGCCGAGGGCTGGACGCCCTGGCCAGACTGTGCGGGCGGAAGCCGCTGCCGCTGCGTTACGGTGTACCAGCTCAGACAGTAGGCGGCACGGCCAGCGCCGAGGCCTCCTGCGATGGTGAGACGTTGGCAGTGGCCGGCTGCTAGCCTCAGATTGAGGCCGTCGCATCATGTGGTGTCATGTGCGAGCCGGGCCCGGCGTCCGCTTCAGCTACCGCTTCTCCCACAGCGTGCACTTGAACGACGTGCCGAAGCACCCAACGTCGAGGTAGTAGCGCCCGGCGCCTAGGTATTCGTGAGAGGTCGACGCCCCGCCCTTCATCGGAACCTCAACGTCCGAAGAGTAGTCGCTCGAGGCACTGGTCGGCGTCACCGTCACGTCTGCCGGTGGCCCACCGTGCGGGTTCGGCCCCGAGATTACGATGCGTTGCTCGCCGCCCTTCAGCGTGAACGGTGCGCTCTTGGCGGAGCTATGGCCCGAGAGCCTGACGACCTTGACCCACATCGCTGGCGCCGCCGCCGGCGACGGCGCCGGGGTAGCTTTCGGCGTGGATTGAGTCGTCACCACAGCGGCCGTGCCGCAGGCGGCGCAGCCGATGAACCCGATCACAGGAATGACGACGAAGAATACGACGAGGGCACCGAGCACCGGCCAGAAGACGGATCGTTTCCTCGTCTGCACGACCGGCGCTGCCGAAGGAGGCGCTGTGGTGGGTTGGCTGGCCGCCTGTCCAACCCACTCCTTCAGCCCATCGTAGGCCCATTCAAGGTGTCCTTGGCGATCATAATCGAGTACTGCCTGGGCCGAGACGACGCCGTAGTCTTGAACGGCGAACTGCCCGTTCTCGTAGGTGATTGTCTTGCCGGCCCACCCCGTAGCCGGCCCGAACGATGCGATGAGCATGGCCCCTCCCATGGTCGCTGTCACCTAGTATCCACCCTGGAGCCGACTGACGGTAGGCCCCAGAGGCACCCGCGTGCGAGACGCACGCCACCTTTGAGGCGTACTGCCGGGAGCGGTGGGGGTGGAGCCGGGGGCACGCCTACCGGCAGATTCGAGCAGCCAAGACGGCTGGAGTGTTGCCCATGGGCAACACTCCCGAGAACGAGAGGCAGGCCCGCGCCATGCTCGATACCAAGCCACGGGTGGCGCAGGACGGGCGCGCGGCGGCTCCACGACGCACAGGAGCCCGCCAAGCGCTCCAGCGGGCTCCCTGTGGCTCTGAGTGGCCTTTGTCGCGCGTCCGCTCGGCTATCCCTTCGCGCTTCTGGCGAGGTGTCGCTTGAGCGCGCTTGGGGGCATCGGCACGAGCACGTAGTCGGGATCCAAGGACGGCGGCAGCCAGGACAGCGCAGGCGGCTCAGGATTCGCCCTGGCGTCGCTCCTGTGCAGCTCGCACCGGTTGCCCGGGTTGGTGCGCCGCAGGAGCGTCCTGCAGTCCTCGGAGGCGCACACGCGGGCGGCGCCCATCACGAACTCTCGGGCGGCGCTGGCAACGTCCAGATTGCCTCGAGGTCGCGCACGGTGATGCCCAGGCGCTCGGCAACGGTGCGCGTGCAGGGCCAGCTTCCATTGCTGAGCAGGCGGCGTGTGTGGCGCTCAGAGATAACGTGGTCCGACTCCATTTGGGACGCGCTGTAGTTCTTGTCCATGTAGGCGACCGCCTCGCGGACGCTGAGGATGATGTCTGCTGTCATGTGATCTTCCCCTTGTCTCGTGTTTCCCTGGTCAAGCATGGAGGGCGCACCTGTCGTCATCGTTGAAGCGCGAGAGGATCGTGTCGCAGCCGTGGGTTCTACAGCGCCGCTTGCCGTCGTCCGAGGCTCTCGCCGCCTGCGCCGGCTCGGGCTCAGAGGGCTTCTGCCAGGCGATCGCCGGGAGAGGCTCGGGGAAGGGGCGCAGCTGCCCGCCCTGCTCGCTGGCGATCGCGTAGCACTCATAGGCGGTCGTCCGGTCCTCGATATCGACGACGAACGACGCACCGTCGGGCAGGACCTGTTCTGTGAAGAAGCGGCCCCGGTCATGCCAGAGCACGAGCACGGTCCCAGTTGAAAGGAGCAGCTCGCAGAGCCGCCTGCCCTCGTGCTTCTCCCGCAACTCACTCGCCAGTACTCGCCACTTCCCGCCGCTCAGCTGCTTGCCGCGCAGCTGCCCCTTGCGCAGGAGCCGGCGCACGGCCTGGTCCGAGAGGCCGGATGCCTCGGAGAATTCGGCCACGCTGAGGGTGCGCCGGGTTTTCGTCTTGGTGGTCTCTGTCATGGGTCATCCCTCTCCCGTGTTTCTGCCAACGCATCTGTCAACGAACCGCCTATAACAGGGCAGTCGGGGACAGCAGGAAGGCAGGGCGAAAGCCTGACGCACAGGCTCGCGTGCAGGCGTTTTCCAGACAGGGCAGGAGCCGTCAGCATGGCATTGCATGCCTTAAAATCCTCTGCCGCTGCGGCGGCGTCCGGGTTCGAGTCCCGGCTCCGGCACCATGAAGTGCCTGCAAACCGGGATTTCTCCCGCGCCGCAGAGGGCAGAGCGTTTTCTGTCTCCAGCGCTATCCGCCAACGGATTGACAACGGAGCCTCAGAGCCCCTGCGGCATGACGAGATCGGCGAACGCTTCCGCGGCTTCTTCGTCGTGCTGCGCCGTGGCGTGCGTGTAGATCCCGAGCGTAATGCTCGCGTCCTTGTGGCCCAGGCGCTTCGAGACCACGTTGATGGGCACTTTCATCTCGAGCAAGGCGATCGTCGCCCACGTGTGCCGGAGGCCGTGCAGCGTGATCTTCGGCTGGCCCGATTTCGTCACGGCCGTGACGAAGAGCTTGGAGACGCGGTCCGGGTGCATCTCGGCGCCGTCCTCGCGCGTGAACACGAGGTCGAGGCCCTTGAGAGCCTCGCAGCGCTCTGCGGCCCAGATGTCGCGGTGTTCCATCTTCTCCGCCGCCTGCGCCGCCTTGTGCCGCTTGAGCACGGCTGCGGTCGTCGGCGGCAGGGAGATCGTACGTAGGCCGCTCTCCGTCTTCGGCTCGCCGACGACGAGGGTACGGCCGACGGGCACCAGCCCCCGGCGGATCGTGATCGTCCCGGCGTCCAGGTCGACGTCGTCCCACGTGAGGCCCAGGAGCTCGCCGCGGCGGGCCCCGGTGACGCCGTAGAGCAGCCACAGGGGACGCAGGCGATCACCGTCCGTCGAGACGAGGAACTTCTTCAGCTGCTCCGAGTTCCACGCATGGAGACGTTGGTCTCGCTGCATAGGCTTCGGGAACTCGACGTCGTCGGCGGGGTTGCGGGGCAGGAGGTTGTTGCGCACCGCGTCGCGCAGTGCCCTGTGCAACGTCGCATGCACACGCCGCACGGTGGTGGGGGAGAGAGCCGTGTTCACGGGCGCAGCCACCTTGGGCTCCGCCACCGCCTTCTTCTTGCGCCGCGGACGCTTGGGCTTCTCGTCAGATGCGACGTCGACCTTCTTCTCCGCGGGCTTCTTCTTCGGCACGCGGCCCTCGTCTGCGAGCCACTTGTAGTGCGCGCCGATGAGGCTCCGGTTCAGGCGTTGCAGCGGCGTCGCGCCCAGCCGCGGCGTGAGGTGGTGAACCACGTGCGTCTCATAGGAGGCCAACGTGGTGGGGCGCAGCCTGCCGCCGTTCCTTATGTCGACCAGCCAGCGATCGCGCAGGTACTCGCCGAGGGTGAGCTTGTTCGGCGCCACGTAGGTGCCTTGGCTCAGACCTTCGAGGATCTTGTTCAGGGCCGTCTCCGCGTCCTTGCGACGCGGGAAGCCGCCCTCGGCCTTCTGCCGGCGCTCCTTCGTGTCTTCGAGCTCGCCGCCGCAGGTGCAGACCTCGAGCGGTCGGCGATCGATCCAGTAGCGGCGATCGCAGAGCTTGCAGCGCTGCGCCGGCTGGACGCCGAGCTCGTAGGTGATCTGCCAGCTGCCCGGGCTGCCTCGTCTTCGGATGTTCCCTCGCATGGAGCTCCTTTCAGTGTGTTGGTTTCGCGCGCTGCTCGGAGAGCTCGCGCACGTAGGTGTCGAGATCGGCCTCCCTGACACGCCACAGTCGGCCCATCTTGAACGCGGGCAAGCGGCCAGCGCGCATCATCTTGCCGACCGTCAGCGGCGAGAGGCCGAGGCGTTCCGCGACCTGCTTGCGACCCAGTAGGCGTTCGGGTTCGTTCATCATCACCTCCCTTATCGGCATCGTGAGTGTGTACCTTGAGATATCTTTACGTATCCCGAAGTGCTTTGCAAGTGTTGTCTTCGACGACCATCGAGCCGGCCTCAACCCAGGCGGAGCCCGGAACCTGTCAATAGGCCCGAACGATAAAATGTGGCCTTCCCGCTTCCCTTCCTATACCGCTCAGTATTTCTTGTGCCGCTCAGTTGGCCCCCCGCTGGACATGTTGGCCATTTCTAGCGATTCGTGCGTGGGGGCAGCAAAACGCGGCCTTACAGTCGTGGTGCAAGTACGGCTATCAGGGAGGGCACACATGGTCCGGCCAGTGGTGAAACTGAGACTCACGCTGGAGCGCGAGGCTCATGGCTGGAACAAGTCAGAGCTCGCGCGGAGAGCAGCGAAGCAGCCCTCGAGAATCGGTGCGCTTGAACTCGGACGAGCAATTCCGCCGCGGGGCTCCAAGGAACTCCTGGGACTGGCCATCGTGCTGGGATTCAAGGGTGATCCCGATGACCTGCTCGATCCCGTCGAAGTGCCGGCAGAGGCCGCCAGCGCATGACGCTCGAGGAGCACAAGCTGACGCCTGAGAAGGTGCGGACCTCTCTCGCCGACCTCATCGCGAGCGGCCGTGCTACCTGCAGGATCGAGGAGCTCCAAGGCGTGATCGAGGCGGGACGCTGCACACTCTTCGAAGCTGCCGCTCAGGGCCAGCTACCCGTGATGAGGGTGGGTCGCAGGATCTTGGTTAAGCTGCCACAGCTCTATCGCGACCTGGGCATCCCACTGCCTGACGAGTGGCGGCCCCCTGGGTCGACGGCTCCGCGTTGTCAGGGGTCCGAATCCGAGCCTGAGAATGCCCGCCGCATCACTCCGGGTCCTAAGGTCGACGCGCTGTGAGCGCGACCCGCGAGCGCCAGATCCCGCTGCAGCGGATCGTCACCATCGCCAGCCTGGTCCGGGAGACGCAGACCAAGAAGGTCTTGGTCTGCTGCCGCAGCCACGGCGTTGCCAAGCAGTACCGCCGCGGCGTGCGCTCCGCCGGCGGCCGGACGGGCAACCTGAGGTTCCTCATTGTGCCCGATATGCCACGATCGATGAGGGGCATCGTCGTCAAGGACTATCGCGTGAGCCCCCACCATGGCCGGTAAGCTCACGGCCGCAGACTTCGAGGACGCCGCCCCCCCAAGCGGCAAGCCGGCGCCGGCTGACGGTAGCCTCGACCCCGGGGCATCGGCGGCCATCATCGACGAGGACGACTGGAGCCAGCGCCTCAAGGCGGCGATCGCCAGCGGGCACCTGGACCCGGAGCTCCCGGATGGCGCCGAGATCTTGCGCGACTGGGCCCGCTTCGTCGTCTGCCTCGACCCGCTCGAGCGTGAACTGCGCATCTCCGAAAAGCTCGCCGTGCTCTCGGGCCTGCACCAGAACGCCCAGGCAGTGGTGGACGCCGCCTTGGCCGGCGCTGAGCAGGAGCGGGGGGCCCAAGGCAACGGCAAGCCAGACGCCCCGAGGATCCTCACGGCCCCCGAGTTCGCCGAGCTCGCCGCCGAGCAGATCGACTACCTGGTGTGGGGCTATGTGGCGCGCGGCATGGTCACGCAGCTGGCCGCCGGCATCAAGGTCGGCAAGACGGTGTTCATCATGGACGCCGTGCGCGCGATGCTCACCGGCGACGAGTTCCTCGGGCACGCGACGCAGCGCTGCCCCGTGCTCTACCTGACCGAAGAGGGCCGCACCAGCTTTCGTCGCAACCTCGACCGGGCGCAGCTTCTGGAACGCAAGGATCTCCACCTGCTGCTGCGCCAAGAGGTCCACGGCATGAAGTGGGACGACGTCGGGGCTCTGGTCATGGAGCACATAGAGAGGCGGCACGTCGGCCTGGTCATCGTCGACACGCTCTCGGATTGGGCCAACCTGGCCAGCGACGGTGAGAAGGACGAAGCAGCGGCGCGGCGTTCGGTGTCCGTCATGCGGGACTGGTGCAACGCCAGCGGCTGCGCCGCCGTCGCCCTGCAACACGAGCGCAAGGCCGGCGGAGGCGTCGGCGAGAGTGCCCGCGGATCCACAGCCTTCGGCGGCGCCATGGACATCCTCCTGACGCTGCAGGAGTCGCCCAAGGAACGTGAACGCGAGCGTCACCCCGACTACCGCATCCTCTCTGGCCGCGGCCGCTGCGACGTGCCGGACCCCGTGGTGGTCTCGTTCGACAGGACGGACCACCACTACTCGCTGGTCGGCGGCCTCACGCAGACCAAGCAGCAGGCCGTCGAGCGCTCCATCGTCGACTGCCTGCCCTACGCGATCTCCGACGACATCGACATCGATTACATCTGCGAGCAGTCGGGAGCGCCGCGGACGACGGTGCGCCGGGCCCTCGACGGGCTCATCGCCCGGCAGGTCGTGACCTGCGCCAAGGTCCACCGTTCCACAGGCACGGGCATGCGCAATGTTTTCTGGATAGGTGTCAACGATGAACGCTAAAAGTACCTGCAAATCCGATATGGCCACTTGGCCGCATGTACTTGGCCACATCGAAGACCTGTCCACGGAGATGTGGCCAAAGGGGCACACCCCCTTAAGGGGTGCCCTCTGGCCATATCGCAGAGCCGGCCACGTCGCATGAGCGAGTCAGCCAAGAGGCGGGAGAGTGGGGGCATGAGCACGGACGCTGCACCCATGCACCGGCCGACCCATGCATCGGCCGACTCCTTGCGTTGTTCAGCCTTGCTTACTGCGAATAGTGGCGAGAAATTGCGCTGCCGCGACCTGCCGCCAGCCTTGCTTACCGCGAAGACCTGCGATGAGCGGCGCTGCCGCGAGGCCAGCTCCCATGACTGACGTCCGTCAGATCCCGCTCAACAAGAGCAAGGTCGCCCTTGTCGACGCCGCCGACTACGAGCGCGTCTCGGCGCACACGTGCAGTGCGGTGTGCGTCCGCGGCCGCTGGTACGCGACGCTCTGGGCGGGGCCGCCGCAGGCCGTCAAGCTGCACCGCTTCATCCTTGGGGCGCCGCCGCGGGCTCAGATCGGCTTCGTCAACGGCGACTCGCTGGACTGCCGGCGCGCCAACCTGCGCGTGCGCAAGGGCGGCGGCTTCTACCAGAAGGCGCCGCAGGGTGACCTCTTCCCGCGTGAGACGCTGCCCGTGGTGGAGACCAGGGCGCCGGCGCCGCGCGGTCGCTACGTCGGCGTGTATCGACTGCCGCATGGTGGATTCGGAGCGCGCGTCTGCGCCGGCAACAGGACCCGCTGGATCGGGACCTTCGCCACAGACCGTGACGCAGCGTTCGCCGTCAACGTCGCGGCCCGCCTGCTGCGCGGGTCCGACGATCTCTCGAGGTGGGTGGACGTCAACGACGTGCCGGCTGCCATTCCGATTGACGACCTGCAGGCGATGATCTGCGAGCTCGCAGGGCAGGCAGGCTTGCCGGCGCCAGGCGGCGAGGCGAGGCCGTGACCGCCTTGGGGCTTTTCTTCTCGATCGAGCGCGAACGTCCACTCGCCGGATGGCGAGCGCGAAAGCGCGTTCACATGAACCTCGTTCTCACCGCAAGCAAGTGCCCCCGCACCGCGTCAACGGCCGGGGGCGTGGAAACCGCCTATTGGGAGGCGATCACAGTGGATGATTCTACCAACCGATCCTCCGACAAAGCAGAGGCCTACGATCAGTTTGTGAAGCCAGGCGATGCCGTCGAGACACCTGACGGCGGGCTCTGGGTTGTGAACGATGTCGCCGGCGACGACCTCGCTGTTGTCTCGGCCTACCGCGACGCCCTCGGCACTGTCTATGCCGACGTCTACGACGTTGTCACCACGAGACTGCCTGTCAAGTTCACGACGAAGGTCGTTGACGCGAGAGCTGTACACCGTGAGTGATCTCGTTCTCCGGCTACGAGCTGCGGCGCTACGCCGGGCGGTCTCGACGGTCTCCCCGCCGGCGGCGCCTCGGCCTCTATGGGGCGTTGGCAACCCGTCGACGGCAGCCTTGCAGCAGCCTCGCAGCAGCGGCAGCGCTTCAGTGTCAATCATGTGCACGGTCGGCGGGAGGGGCGCGCAGTGAACCACGTGAAGGCCTCGATCATCGCCGGGACAAACGACCCCGCGGTCCGCAAGGCGCTCGCCTCGTTCCCGGGTCGCTACTTCCAGGTCGCCGCCGAGACGGTCGACGACCCCGAAGATCGCATTGCCGTCCTGTGGCGCGTCGTCGAGCTCTACAACGAGTGTGTGGAGCAGACGACGCGCCGCGCGGACGCCCGCGAGGCGGAGCTCGCCGAATCCCGCCGCGCGCACCTACGCATTGTCAATTCTGAGCTGCCGGAATCCCCGGCGGCCTTCTCGGACCACGACCTCGAAGGAGCGTGACCCCATGAGCTACGCAGACACCGTGGTATCCCACTACTCCGCCGCGCCGGCCGACGTGCAGAAGGCACTGGCCACTGCTCTCGCCGCGGCCGAGAAGGCTACGCAAGTCCCGTCGTCCAAGTCGGCAGCGTCGAAGGGCGCGGCGAGCAGCACTGTTCAGGAGGGCGCCAAGGCCAGTGAGCCGAGCCCGCTCAGAGACGACATGCTCACCTTCCTTGGGGAGCACAAAGGCCTGTCCCTGGCGGAGGCCCGGACCGACTACGGCGTGCTCACCGACATGCCTGACGAGGCCTTCGAGATGGCGGAGCAGATCGCCGGGCCCGGCGCCGGTATCAACGATCGCATGAAGGCCTTCATCCGCGTCAGCGAGCAGGTTGTGAAGATGGCCGAGGGCGGGGGAGACAGCGAGCTGGTGCGCATGCTGCGCACGGCTACGGCCCGCAGAGAGCAGGCGGCTACGGCCAGAAGCGCCGGCTGGAAGGACAAGGAGCCCGAGCCGACGACCTTCGCCGAGTCGCGCCCGGACGTGATGCTCGCCAAACTGGCGAACGAGATCCGCCTGAGCGAAGAGGTCGACTACGAGAAGGCGCTCCAACTCGCGAAGCAGCGCGACCCCGGGCTGGCGAAACGCTACGTGGAGGACTCCTTCGGCGGGCCCGCCCCTGCAGCGTCCTCGGATCGCCCCGACGTGGAACTCGCAGAGCGCGCGAAGGCGCGAGCGGAGAAGGACGGCGTCGACTACGGCAAGGCGATGAGTCTGGAGCTGGCCGAGGATCCCGCCCTGGCCTTGCGCTACAAGGGCAGCGGCGTCGGCGGGGCCGCCTCTTCGGGCACCTCGCAGGTGAAGACGCCGCCCGGCATGCGCCTCGTCACGAAGCGTCCCGATATCCAGCTCGCCGAGCGCGCCAAGGCGCGCCAGGAACGCGACGGCGTCGGCTGGGGTGAGGCGCTCCGCCTCGAGCTATCCGAGGATCCGGCGCTGGCCAGCCGCTACGCAGACTGGAAGGCTGGCCGCACGGCGATCGACGAGGCGGCCTACCGGGGCGAGACGATCCGCGATGCGTCCCACGGTCGCCTGAGCCGCGACAAGGCGTTCAGCGCCGCCCTGGCAGAAGACCCGCAGCTGCGCGCCGGCGTGGGCGCCTACTTCGAGAAAACCACGAGAGGAAAGTGACCGCAATGAAGACAGCAACCATGGACTTCGCGGGGACGCGCGAGACGCTCCGCGAGCAGATCGAGCAGGCAGAGGTCGACCTGGTCGACGTGCGTGACCGCGTAGGCGAGCTGGCGCTCGACTGCCAACTGGGCACCGCGCCGAAGGCAGACCTCGAGAAGGCACGTGCCGAACAGGCGGCGCTCACAGGGCGTGTGGCAGAACTGCAGGCTGCGCTCGAGAAGGTCGACGAACGCGAGGCTGAGCACGTGGCCGCCCTGGCCGAGAAGCAGCGCCAGGCGGACGAGAAGCGTCTTGCCGAGCTGCAGCGCACCTGCGACGCCGCCGGCGCCAAGGTGATCGACCTGGCCACGCAGCTCCGCGCCGTCCTCGACGAAGGGAACGCCGCCGTGCAAGAGGCCGACGTGGTCGGCCGGCGCCTCGAGGTGAGCCCTGTCGTGATCCGCCAGTGGCCGTCGAGAGCGTACAAGGTCTTGTCGGCCCGGATCGGGCACGGGGGCGGCTTCCTGCCCGGCGAGCAAGCGGCCGCCGAGCTGGCCCTGACGGGGCGTGAGTGACGACCGCGCCAGTGAACGGCGCCTCTCGCGCTCGACGACAGCGCGTTGGCAGAGGCCCGCAAACAGCCTCGAAATGACGAGGGCACATGACAGTGAATCATGAGAGTGAGGACACCGTGACCACAAGGCAGAATCATGAGCCGTCCGCCGACGAGCTCGTTCCGACCTCAACCGCTGATTGGCCGAAGAATGTTGCCCAGACGGTGACCCTGCCAAGCGGCGGCGTGGCGTGTATCAAGCGGCCTGACGCCTTCAACCTCGTGCGTGTCGGCAAGGTGCCGAAGAAGGTCTCGACCGTCATGGTAAAGCAGAACGCGGCGAAGCCAATCACCGAGGCCGAGGCCATCACGCTCCTCGAGTTCCTCATCGCTGCGAGCTTCGTGGAGCCCGAAGTCACGTTCACGCGCAAGGCGGGAGTGCTCTGCATCTCGGACATCGGCGACGAGGACAAGGGCGCCGTGATCGGTCTCCTGAGGCTGGTGTGACATGTCGACGATGACCGAGGCCATCCGCCTTGTGGTGACAGGCGACTCGAAGGGCGGCGTCAAGGCGCTCGGCGAAGTCGCGAACGCGGCCGACAAGACGCAGGGCGTTTTCGGCAAGTACGGAGCCGGCCTCAACAAGGCGGCGAACTACGCCGCCGCCGGAGTCGTCGGCCTTACTGCTGTCATCGGCACGAGCATAGTTACGCTGGAGAAGCAGGGCGCCGGAATCGCGGCCCTCAAGCGCGAGATCGACATCACGACCGAGGGCGCATCTATCCTCTCCGGCGAGTTCCAGCGATACGGGATCGAGGCGACGACCGGCGGCGTCGGCATCAAGAAGCTGGCGCAGTCGATCGACGAGGCGCGTAACGGCAGCAGCACCGCCGCCGCAGTCTTCGAACGTCTCGGCATCTCCGTCGATCAGCTCAAGTCCATGAGCGACACAGAGGCGATCCTCGCGA